ATGGAAAAAGCTTTAGCAGATATAGAAGTATTAAAAGATAAGGTAAGAGCAAATGGGAAGAATCACTAGAAAACTTTTAAATTACATAGATGAAATGAAAAGAAATCTAAAACAATTAGATTATTCTAAGCATCTTAAAAAGGAAGTAGAAATAAATGGAACAGGTACACATAAATATAGAATTAAATATGGACCAAACAAAGGGAAGGTTTTATGATAGCTGAAGTAGTCGCCCTTCTAATGTTTATTGGACCTGAAATTAAGGAGCATAGAATACAACCATCTATGTCCGTTTGTTTAAAACATAAACGTGAAGCAAGTAGAACAATTCAAAACGATATATCTTATAAATGTATTAAATCAAAAGCAGAATTAGATGAAAATATTGATGGCTCTAAATCTATAAAGGCATTAATATTGGAATGATGAAATTTGAATTGGTATTAATATTATGCTCTGCTTTATACGGAGATTGCAAAGAACCACAAATCTATCCTAAACTATTTAATAGTCATTATGATTGTGCAACATCAGGCTATTTAAATTCTATGACATCATTACAAACACTTGGTCCTGAAACTGTAGATAAATTTAGATTACAGGTAGCGTTTAATTGTAATGAAGTTGCTGAGTCTTAAGCTAAATATCTAGCTATCTTTTCTAAAACATCATGCATATCTTGAAACTTAACTTCAGCTTCTCTAAGCATTGCACTTATTATACCTGAGTTTTGTTTTTTAAAATGTAAATGTACTTTGTCTCTAGGATAAAGAGATTTTTCTGTTATAAATTGACCTTGATTATTTATAATCAATTTAAATACAGCTAAGTTTGCTTCTTTTCTCTTTACTCGTTTGCTAGTCTTTTTTAGTTTTCGAGGTACTATCATGTTGTCTTCTAAGTAAGTCCATCAAAAAATCATCATCAGATTTTTCTTCACCTAACTTTGTTAATGGTTTTTCATTATTAGTATATACCTCTACTGTTTTGATACGCATGGGATTAGTCATAAATATAGGAAATTTAGGATTTGATTTTGCTTTAACCATAAAGAATCCATCTTCAGCAACACCAAATGTTTCTATATTTTTAATATCTAAATCATCTGAGCCGATTAAACAAATTCTTAAATTGTAAACTGGTGGTGTGCTGTTAACACGATTACCACTCATATCATATATTTTATTTACCATTTTCTTTTACAGGTTGTACAGAGCCATCATCATCAATCAAGCTATCTACACTTTCAGTATATATCTCGTTTAGTCTTTCATTGTTTCTTTGTATTTTCTTTTTTAGATGGTCTTTCAAATCGTGAATCTTAACGTATAACATTTTATCTATTGTAGGATTTATTCCATACATAGGTAAATCATTTAACGAAGATATAATTCTTCTAAACCCTCTTGCTCTTTTTTCTAATTGTGTTATTTTTTGTTCTTCAATCATAGTCTCTCTCCAATATCATTTCAAGATAATGAATAGCCTTCTCAATATCTTTTCGTTTACCTTTAGCTGAATGTCTGCAAATATATTTTATTGCATTACCTTCTGCAAATTGTAAACCATTTTCATTAATAAATTGTGCAGGTTGTATTTTCATTTTAGAATAATGATTACCACCCACTTGTTTCTCAAGTGATTCATATGTCATACTTTTAAACATATCTTTACTTGTCATTATAAAGGTCCTTGTTCAATCATTTTTTGTCTTCTTAAATCTTTTTCTGTCGGCTGTAGTGTAGCATTTAGTTGGTCGTATGTCAACAACGGATTTCGTTTTAACTTCTTTACTATCCATTTGTATGACCAAGGTTGTAGTCGTAATGTTGTACCTTGCCAATAATGAGTTTGATTTGGTAACAAACTAAATACATTCTTTACATTTACTTTAGCTTGTTCTTCTTTGTTTAACAATCCTTTTAACCATATAACAAGAAATCCTTTTGCTTTTCTTCTTATCTTACTCATTCTTTTTGTGTTCATGTTCTAGCCTTTTTTAATTGTATCTTAGCTTTTTTAGCTAGACTTGCTTGTTGTGGTTTACCACCATACTTTGCTCTTTGTTCTAATACAGTTAATATTTGTATCTTTCTA